ATTTCAGAAATGATAGCGAATGGGACCGAGGAAAAAACATCACAATGTATCAAGGGAGACGTGTCTTTAAATTGTGAGTTTCTTTCAGGAGATTTACTTGGCACGGGTAAGTGGCATTATGCCAAAGTATTCATTTCTAAGGACGGTAAGGTTGATGTAACTGTTGATGCGGAAAGATTCTTTTCTGTCGGCTCTGATAGTTATTTCCACGAAGGTGTGGATGTTGGTTCATTCAAATTCAAAGGTGTTAAAGACTCCAAAGCTGAGGTCAGGATCAGTAATTCCAACTCAGGTTCTACTATCAGTCTCGATGTATGGAATGCAGTTGATAAGCAGTTCATGATGGCAAGTTATTGACCACCAAGCCCCGCCCGGGGCTTTCATTACAGCCCACTCAGGTGGGCTACATGTTCTTGCAACCATGCCCAATCACACATGACTGTCTGATTGTAGTAATGCGTTCAGCTGCTTTTTCAGTTATGTAATCCTGCGCCAAACCAGCGCAAATTGTGACAATCAACACGATTAGCCAAACCCGGTTCATTTGATCCTCTAAACAAATATGAAGCGATAGTGCAGGGATGCTCTGTGGCGGCTTGATAGCCTACTCAGATGTGCTTTTGATATTAAAAGGGCGACCGAAGCCGCCCAACTGTTAGTAGCAAGTACCGCCCGCGTGATGCGAACCAGTTCCACCATGCGGATGTGTACCTTTCGGGCAAGCCATTGCGTTAGTAGTCATCAAGCCGAATGCCGCTACCAGTAACAGTGCTAGTACTTTTTTCATTTGTTAATCCTTGCCAATATTAATGTAATGCGATGGTTATGCAGGTTATTGTAATAAGAACTTATGAAGTAAAAATTTTGTAAATCACAAATAAAATAAATAAGAAAATAAGATTGCTAATTATGCTGCTACCTTTCTTGTTAGCAGATTTTTTTCCTGAAGTACCGGTGGTGTATGAAATTCCAGTGCCAGGGATGCCAAGCGTTGTTTTTACGCCTCTACTGCTGATATTTGTGGTACAGCCGCTTTTACCGATTGATGTGCTTACGCCGCTTTTGCTGATATTTATAGCGAGTCCGGGAGCAATTCGGATCCGTTTGCGAAATCTAAACCCCATTGGAAACTCCTTTAATTAAAGATGCGATGAGGCAGGGCCGCTCTGTGGCAGCTTATAACTCCATGTTAGATTTTGACATATCAAAGGGTGTCTTAGCTAATCTTAGTTGATTGAAAAGCGAGTAGTTGATTTGAAGGGGGCGCAATATTACAGCAATCTATTAAGAAGCACATTGTCATCTGGGCTCTTAAATTTGTCGCTGTGGTGCTACACCTTCCGAATGAGTTCATACAGAACCGACTAACAACCAAGCCCAGCCCGGGGCTTTCAATCACACCAAGCCTCGCTAATGCGGGGCTTTTTTTATGGAGCAAACATGGCAGTCGAAACCTACAGCTGGCGCTCGCAGCTCGGCGCTGGCCCAATTGAATACGGCAAGACGGTGCGTGCGGCGCAGTTTGGCGATGGCTATGAGCAGGTGGCCGAGAACGGCATCAACTCCACCGCGATCCAGGTGCCGATGAAACATACCGGCACTGAGACAGAGGTAAACGCGGTGCGCGATTTCCTCCTGGCTCATACCGTGAAGGCCTTCATCATTACGCCGCCGGGCGAAGAGAAGGGGATGTATCGCGTTGTCGCCGACTCTGTTCGCAAAAACCAGATCAGCAGCAAATTCGCTGAGCTTACGTTCACTATTAAACGGGCCTACGGGGTATACGCATAATGGCACTTGTTGATCAGGCGGCGAAGCTGGCACCAGGTGGCAGGGTCCGCCTGGTCGAAGTGGATGCCTCAGAGTTCAGCGGCGGGATCCACCGCTTTCACTACAGCCCGTTTCCCCATACGCCTGCCGAGATTGACGCGGCGAACGGCGACGAGGCCAGGCTGGGGCCGAAGCCCATCATCTGGGATGGCAACGCCTACGAGTTCTGGCCCTTCCAGATTGCCGACCTGGCGCTTTCAACGGATCAAGCCGCGGAGCCAAAGCTCAGCGTGTCTAACCTCGACGGCCACATCACTGCGCTTTGTCTCCAGTTTAAGGACATGGTGAATGCGAAGGTGAGCATCATCGACACCTATGCGGTTTACCTTGATGCGGTGAACTTCCCCGGCAGTGTTAATCCGACAGCAGATCCGACGATGTTCTCCCTGCAGACCTTCTGGCTGGACACGAAAACCTCGGAAGACGACGAGGTGGTGTCCTGGTCGCTCAGCAGCCCCGCAGACCTGCAGAACCTGGTCATACCCACCCGGCAGATCACCTCACTCTGCGAGTGGGCGCTGCGAGGACAGTACCGCAGCGGTGATGGATGCGCCTACAACGGCACGGCGTACTTTGACGCCAAAGGCAATGCTGTGTCCGACCCGGCGTTTGATGTGTGCGGCGGCTGCTTAAGTGATTGCCGTAAGCGATTCGGTGCTGGCCTGGCTGAACCCAATACCGCGACCCTCGATTTTGGGGGCTATCCAGCCACCGTGCTTTTTTCCCGATAACCGGATATACCCATGAACAAAACCATTATGACGGCGATCCGGGCGCATGCGCTGGAGGAATCCCCACGCGAGTGCTGCGGCTTTGTCATTCAGTCAGGACGGCGCCAGCGCTATATCCCTGTGCCGAACAGCCACGAAAACCCGACCGAGCATTTCAGAATTGACGGTCAGCACTGGGCGAATACTGAGGATGCCGGAACCATTATCCGGGTCATTCACTCCCACCCGGGCGACGGCGCACGGCCTATCCCGTCTGACCTCGATCGCCAGCAGTGTAATAACTCCGGCGTGGTCTGGGGCATCTACGCTCCGGACTGCGATGAATACGCAGAAGTAACGCCGGACGCCATACCGCTGATTGGCCGCCCGTTCATTCTGGGTTCGCACGACTGCTGGGGACTGGTCATGGACTGGCACGCCACTCAGGGCGTGATGCTTAACGATTTCCGCGTTGATTACCCATGGTGGGAAAGCCAGTACCCGGACAACCTCTATTTTGACAACTGGGAGCGGGAAGGGTTTGTCGAATGCGACCCGGCGCCCGGCTGCATGGTCATCATGCAGGTCGAGTCGGACAAGTGGAACCATGCGGGGATCATCACCGAAGAGGGCGAGCTGCTGCACCACCTGTACGGCCAGCCATCCTGTATCACACCTTATGCCCGTGGATATTTTAAAGACCGGACGATGATCTGCGTTCGGCACAAAGACCTGCCGCAGGAGATTAAGCCATGGCGCGCTTAACCACGATTCGATTGTATGGCGCGCTGGGTGCCCGGTTTGGCCGCGTTCACCGTCTGGCGGTGCAGACGTCAGCGGAAGCGGTAAAAGCGCTGTGCATCAACCTGGACGGGCTGGAAAGCTTTCTCATGAATGCCAAAAAAAACGGCATGACCTTCGCGGTGTTTCGTGGCAAACGCAACATCGGCGAACAGGATTTCAGGGAGCTGGGTGGTGGCAGTGATATCCGCATTGCGCCTGTGATGGAAGGGGCGAAAAAGGCGGGTATGTTCCAGACGATCCTTGGGGCTGTAATGGTGGTTGCTGGGGTAGTTGCCTCATTTATACCAGGCGCACAGGGATTCGCACCTTCGTTAATCATCGGTGGTGTCAGCATGATGGCCGGTGGGATCTACCAGATGCTCTCACCGCAGCCCAAAGGCCTTCAGGGGCGTGATGACCCCGACAATAAGCCCAGCTATGCCTTCGGCGGCGCAGTGAACACACTGGCGATGGGCAACCCGGTCGCGCTGCTGTATGGCGAGCGCGAAATTGGCGGCGCCATAATCAGTGCGGGGATCGTGGCCGAGGATATCTGAGAATTTCTTACTCTTCAATTAGCACCCTATCGGGTGCTTTTTTTATGGATGTAATATGGCAACGATTACTGGTGCAAAGGGCGGCAGCCAGAAGCAGCACACGCCTGTTGAACAACCTGATTCAGCGCAGTCGATGGCGCGCTGCCGTATGCTGCTGGCGCTCGGTGAAGGCGAGTTTGCTGGTGGACTGGATGCTACCCGGATCTTCCTTGACGGCACGCCGCTGGGCAACGCCGACGGCTCGATGAACTTCGAGAATGTCTCCTGGGACTTTCGTCCGGGCACGCAGACGCAGTCGCCGATCCCCGGGTTCCCAGCCGTGGAGAATGAGACCAGCATTGGCGTGTCGCTGACGAAGGTCACTCCCTGGACTCGTGCCATCAGTAATACCCAGATTGACGCGGTGCTGGTGCGTATCGGCC